TCAATGAGCGAAACGTTTTTAATGTTTTGACAAATGGCGGCACAAAGTTTGGCGTTTTTAGTGATTCTTCGACGCGCAAGCTGTATATCAATGCAAGCTATATTCGTGCAGGTCAGATTGACGCCGATTTGATCACTCTTGGCAGTGAGTATGGTGGATTCTGTTGCGCGAGGGGCAGCGACGGCGTGAGTTTTACTTACGGCGCTAAAATGTACGGAAGTGATGATGAATACTACTTTATTGCGACCAACAAAGGTGTGCGTATGCAGGCACCGGATCATGGTTTTACCATTACAAACAATGGTTTGTTTGCTGATGAAGAGATCTCGGTCGGATCTGATAGGAGATTGAAGCAAGCGATCGAGTACAGAATGGACAAGTACGAGAATTTCTTTATGAAGCTGAAACCTACTCAGTATCAGCTAAAAGCTGGAAAGTCTAAGAGACTTCATACTGGATTTATCGCGCAGGACGTTGAGCGTGCATTGTTGGAAAGTGGTTTGACGACGAATGACTTTGCCGGCCTGACAATTACTCCTGTCCAAGAAGTCAATCCCAAAGACGGTATTGATGACGTTTTCTATCGTCTGCGGTACGGGGAGTTTATCTCTTTGAATACCTACATGATTCAAACGCTTTACCGTCGCATCTCCGAACTGGAAGAAAAAATCAAGTCTTTGTAAGGAGGACTATATGAAGGATCAAGTTATGCAGCAACTGGGATTCGTGCTGAATGCGCTGAACAATGTCTATGTAAAAGGCAAGGCGAATTTGGCAAATCTGAGTGGTAGTATCGCCATTCTCGAAGAGGTTGCCGACGTTTTGAACAATGCGGAAATTGTTGAAGCTACTTCAAAATCCGCTGAAAAATAATATTTGAAAGGGCGGTGATAGGTATGAATTGTGATTACAGCCCTTACTCACTTCCTACCATCGACTTTGTGGGAGGATCAACGCAGGAACTTGTGTTCCACACGTTCTTTTCACAAAACAAAAAGCCGTTTGATCTATCCTCCTGTACGGCCAGTTTTGCGTTGATCAATTTTGTCAACAAAAACGGATCACCGCTTATTGCCAAACCGATGGAGGTTAGTAAGAGTGAGGACGGCGACGGAACTGTAACAAATGTTCTGCGTGTGGTGTTGCTGCCAGAGGAAACGGTAGATCTGGTCGGTAAGTTTATCTATCAGATTACTATTCAGGATATCTCAGGGGAAATTGAGATTCCGGATCAGGGTATTATTCGCATTGCGAACAATATCAACAAAAGTTTCCCTCATTAAGCAACAAAGAAAATCATTGAGAAAGGATGAGGACGATGAATACGACCTATTTTCTGAATTTGGTGTCAGGCAATGTGTTTGGCTCCAAGAAAACCCCGGCTGTGCCTGAGAAGTATTATCTGGGTCTGAGTAGCGCCGCGCCTGCTCTGGATGGCAGTGGCGTTGTTGAGCCTGGTGATGGCACCGGCTATGCTCGTGTAGAGCTGACTTCTTTGAGCGCCCCTGTTAATGGCGTCGTGACCAACAATGCTGCGATTGATTTTGCGGAGAGCACTTCCGAGTGGGGCACTATGACCCACTTTGTTGTTTACGATGCTCTGACTGGTGGCAACCTGCTGATGTACGGCGAGCTGTCTGCAAGTCGTCGTGTTGAGGCTGCAACCATCATGACCATCAAGCTGGGTTCTCTGAACCTGTCTGTGGTGAACCCGACGGCATAAGGAGCGATAGGAGATGAAGGAGTACGATATTTTCCTGAAACAGCGTTTGACTGAAGGTTCAATCATCGTTTACTCCCTCCCATTTCGTGATGGCGTATCAGCTGTAAACAGAGTAGTTTTGCGGGCGATGCTGTCATATTTCAGCCTGCAAAAGAAAATTGCAGTGGCAAATCAATCTGCTCTGTTGTCGGAGATCGACGAGATGCTGGCTACGGTCAGTGAGAAAATCGGTGATCAAGTTTGTCTGGAAGCGAGCGCCGCACTTACTATCAAGTATCGAAACGAACTGGAGCAGGCAGCGATGAGGCTGGATATCCCAGCTTTCACGCTGTTTGCCCAGAGTTTCTTTGCCTTGGAAAGTCAAATCGGTATCAAAGTTAGCCAGCCGATTGCTTATGCTAAGAGTTCCCTTGGCGATGCGCAGAGTGCAATGGCGATTGTAGCAAAAAGTCTTGCGGAACAAAAGCAAGTCTTTGACACTATTCAAAATCAGACTGTTTTTGGTGCAAATGATCTTGCATTTCGGAAACACGATTTTGAGTCAGGCAGTAGTGCGATCGGTATTGACCAGACAAGCCCGGAGCTGCTTTATCGCTATACAACAGGAATGGAGGCCGCATTTGCGATTGCGGCAAGCATTGGAGAAACAGAGTTCCACTATTCTCTGGGGGACGGTAGCAATGCAATCGGTATTGAGACTTCCGAACCAGAAACCATTGCAGAAAAGAAACTGCAAATTGGTAATGCTATCGAAATGTTCTACGAACTGGTTGTCGAGACGATCAGCTTGTTTGCTGTGTCAAATGATGCAGAGATCCTAATGACACTGAATGCGGGCATGAAGCGCTACCGCCTGTTGTCAGATCTGGACGATAAAACCTTGGCAGAGATCGACGATATGACTCTGGAAGAGTTGGACTTTGTTGTACTTGCTTAGGAAAGGAGTAAGAAAAATGTCACAGGCACATTTGGGTTGTTTCAGCGGGACTGTGACGCCGAATGTCAATATGCTGGATATCTTCAAACAGAATGAGCGTGCGGATAATCCCAATAGCATTTTGAACTTCGGTCAAATGTCGCTGCGGAAGCTCAGTATGATTTGCCCA